AGGCGCAAGAAGATGAGATGTTGAACGGTGATAAGTACCGGCATCAACTGTCGGTGGCTAAAGCCTGGTTGAAGTCTGGCGGTCGATTGACCTTGCACCGATGGGCAATGCGTAGGGACTACGAAACACACTTGATCCAAAAGGCTAAGAACATCATGCTGGTTGAGTGCGATGGCGAGCAACAGCACTGGTGTACGGTTGATGAGCTACGCAGTGATGATTTCATGATGATTCCAAACAATCATGTGATCGGCGAGTTTACTGAATACCCGCCGTTTATGTATGTTGCTAAAACCTACGAGCAACCATGGAAGCGGACCCAGTAAAAGAGTGTTTGACAATATCCACTGAATGGGTATATAACTGATGTGGCAATAGTGCCAACGACCGAGCCAGTGGCTCAAGGAGTTTGACGATATGGGATTCTTTGCACAGCATGGGAAGTATTCGGAAGGTAGCGGGAAAAAGTTCTCCGTTGCCGAGCAGGGCATTTACATTTGTGCCTTGATGGATTGCGAAGCGGTACAGGGTAAGAGCTTTGACGATCCAAACGTTCTCGAACCAAACTTTAAGTGGGTGTTTGAGACAACCGAAGTTGGTGACGATGACGGCCAGCCATTTAGATTCATCCAGTACACCAAGACCTACTACGGGAACGAGAAAGCCAAACTGACAATCTTGCTCGATGGCATGGTTGGACGGATGACAAATGCGCAGTTTGCCGCACTTGACATCGAAGCGCTCAAAGCCAAGCCGTGGCAGGTAGTGGTCGGTACTCGCCAGAAAATGAACGGGGAACTTACTAACGTCATCGAGACCGTCAAGCCGGTAAAGGTTGCAGCTACAAAGCCCCTCAAAAAGGCTGTAGTTGTGGCTGATGACATCACAGACCCGTTCGGCGAAGACTAGTGCAACAGCACTACCGCACTACAAAGATTCAAGCCCTCAGCGTCATCGACGACTGGGGGTTGGACTTTGCAACTGGGAACGTTGTCAAATACCTGCAGCGTTGCCCACACAAGGGGACGGCTAACGCCGACAGCATCAAGGCACTCTGGTACATGGCATATGCCGCTACCAAGGACACGGCCTTTGCTGATCGGATAGCCAGGGAAGCCGAGGAGATAAATAATGTGTGTTGATTTTTTTGATGTAACACTAGTCAATCATAATGATGAAGATGCAAAACTGTGGAGACTTGCTCAGTGGATGTGTTTATTTGCGCAACGAATAGATTCTTCGGTAGAGGTTATGAAAAGCATTCTTTGGAATGTAGAAGATCATAAAGGAATATTGATTGTTATTTTTCAAAACAAACCGGACGCAAAGTTGATGCAATCAGCACGAGACGCATGGGAACAATGCGATGAATATGCGACTCAATTTAAATATGTAAAAACAAGATATGAAATCTTTGGTGTTGAGGCTGAAGATGGCAGGTAGACCAAATGAATCGGTGATTGCAAACCGCGCAAAGCGGCAGCATCTTTTAGATCGGTATGAAACCTTGGTCGCTGAAGGCATGAAGTGCCACGAAGCGGCAAGGGCTGTAGGCTTCCAACACACAACCGTCAACCGGTGGCTGAAAGAACGGACTGAAGAGCAGCTCAAGAGCATTGAAGCGCAGCGCATGAACCTTTCTGGCGGTGGCTTTCCTTCCGCCTTGGAACGCTTGCGGGCTGGCATGACGGTACGCCGCCACGCTGCCGCTTGGTTCCTCCAACTCGTAGACGGCAAGATATGCTTATACCTTTTGGATGGCGCGGGGAACCGACACTACAGCCGGGTGGCTTCATTCGGTAGTGCTGATGTCTTGGCTTTCGATTGGGAGATATACAACGGATGACAGGCATTGAAGCACTTAAAGCATTAATCGAAGGCAAAAAGATTCGGAGAGAAAACTGGGATAAAGACGAGGCAATCTGTTATTCAGCGGCATGGAACTCGTTTCCAGAAACAGCCGGTCCAACAAAAGCTTTTACGATGAATCGATGGAATCGAATCAACAAGAATGAACCACGAGATCTTGATTCGGAATTCAACAGAATTTACACCGACTTCCTTCAAGATGATTGGGAGGTCGTAGGATGACTAAACTAATCTGGATCACACCGGAAGCGGAGCAGGTCATCGGATACTGCGCTAGGGTCAGCAACCCCGCCAACCAAGATAACCCGGACGTGGCTGGTCTTCTCAAGTACTGCATCAAGCATGGTCACTGGTCAATCTTTGAAATGGCTAGCATGTGCGTGGAAGTCAAAACCACTAGGGCTATCGCTCCGCAGATTCTTAGACATCGTTCCTTCTCTTTCCAAGAGTTCAGCCAAAGGTACGCAGAGGTCGCTGAGTTCCCCATTCTGGGGCAGATGAGGCTTGCGGGTACAACTAACCGCCAAAGCTCACAACCGATGCCAGAACGGGGAAAGTTGGATGCCGAGATGCAGGGTGTAATCTTAGACGCTGAGATTGCTGTATCCCGCAGTTACTGGACATATAACAAACTTATCAAGGCAGGCATCGCTCCCGAGACTGCAAGAATGGTTCTACCGCTTTGCTGTCCAACCACCTTGTATATGAGTGGCACAATACGCTCTTGGATTCACTATATGCAGCTCAGGACGCAGGAAGATACACAACTAGAGCATAGGGAGATTGCTGACAGCATCAAGGCACTGATGGCTGAACACCTGCCGATCACAATGGGAGTAATCAAATGAGATTTGGAGATGTGATACAAGCCTTGATGGCTGGTGGTGGTAACGCCGTATGGCGGCAGGACTGGGGAGGAGCCGTATTCCTGCGGTACTCCGAAGTGTGGAATATCTTTGAACTTCACGGGCCACAGAAACGGGTAACGCAACTTGAAGAACTTAGCCTGTCCCCTGGTGATTTGTTTGCTAACGACTGGGCTATTGTTGTACTTGATCCGCGTACCGGGGAGGTTGCCAAGTGAGCATTGAAGCGTTAGTGGTGAGTTTGCAAATTTCTTTATTCTTAGGACTATGGTGGCTTGCCATAGGCCGGGAATGGATATCAAACATTATCTTTAGTGTTGAGAAAAGAAATGAGCAAACCAAATGATACCTTTTGCCATTGGTGCTTTGGTGGGGGCTGGATGCGTGGCGATAGGGTCAGAACTCTATACACGCTGGCTGTATGCTGATGTCAAGAAAAGAGCTAAGGCTCAGGGCATCAGCAAAGAAAAGATGCGGGCTGCTATGCTCTGGGCTACCAGCGCGGAGATACGGAAGAATCTTGATGAAGACTAGATTACGCAACCCGCCAAAAGATATCCTTACGCAACTCAAACAATGCCCAGCATTGCAGGAGCAAGGGCAGACATGGCATATGGACAAAGCCGTCTTTGCTTTAGTCCAGCAGATGGCTGAGAAAGAAAAGGCTAATCAAGATGGCAAATAGAGTAATCAATAAGGAGATTGAGCAGGTCGCTATTGACCTGCTCAAGCATCATCCACGTAACGCTAACAACGGTGATGTGGAAGCCATCAAGAAGAGCCTAGCGGTCAATGGGTGGTACGGCTCTGTGGTGGCTAACCTGACCACTAAGCACATACTAGCGGGAAATCATAGGGTCATGGCTGCAAAGGCTTTAGGCTGGGAAACCGTACCCGTGCAGTGGGTTGACGTTACCCCAGAAGAGGAGCTGCGGATTCTTGTTGTTGACAACCGGACTACCCGTATCGGGCAAGATGACACAACCAAGATAACCGACATCTTGGCCGAGCTTGCGAATACGCCTATCGGCTTAGATGGTACAGGGTACGGTGCTGCTGACCTTGATGCGCTGATTGATGAACTGGCGGGCATGACTGAGCCTGCTGAGTTGCTAACCGATCCAGACGAAGTGCCGGAAGAAGTCGAGACACGATGCAAGGCGGGAGACCTTTGGATTCTTGGTCGGCATCGTTTGCTTTGCGGTGACAGTACCAAGGCTGATGATGTGGCACGGCTGATGGATGGTGCTGTGGCTGAGATAATGGTTACTGATCCTCCATATGGTGTTGAATATGATGCAGAATGGCGTACAACAGCACGTAATGCTGATGGTTCTCTTTTAAGCACTGGGAGCGGTAGAGCGGTAGGTAAAGTTTCAAATGATGATAGGGCAGACTGGACTGAAACGTGGTCTTTGTTTGAAGGTGACATTGCTTACATTTGGCATGCTGGAAACAAAGCACACATAGTTGCAGAAAGTTTACTGTCTTGTGACCTGCAAATACGATCACAAATTATTTGGGCTAAAAACAACTTAGTCATCGGGCGTGGAGATTATCATCCACAACATGAACCATGTTGGTATTGCGTTCGTAAAGGGCAACCGGGATTACGAACTGATGACCGAAAACAAACCACATTATGGCAAATTGATAAACCCAGAAAATCAGAAACAGGACACAGTACACAAAAACCTATTGAGTGTATGAGTAAGCCATTAGAAAATCATACGGTCGAAAAAGTATACGATCCGTTTCTTGGTTCAGGTACTACGCTTATTGCAGCGGAGCAGTTAGGGCGCAAATGCTACGGGATGGAAATAAGCCCTAAGTATTGCGATGTCATTATTCAGCGATGGGAAAACGCCACAGGGCAGAAGGCGGTGCTAGATGAAGGGTAAGCCATACAAGTACAACGAAGACGTAGTACAGCGCATCACACAAGCACTCAGGGCAGGTAATACCCGCCGGGCATCCTGCGCCTATGCCGGTATTTCTGAGGATACATTTGCAATCTGGCTCAAGGGCATTTCGGAGTTCTCGGATTCTATTAAAAAGGCAGAGGGTGATGCCGAAGTTCGCAACGTTGCCATCATTCAAAAAGCAGCTGACACAACATGGCAGGCGGCGGCGTGGTGGCTGGAGCGCAAGCACAAGTCCGACTGGTCATCTAGGGTAGAGCAAACCGGCGCAGACGGTAGCCCGGTCAAGGTGATCGTGGAATACGCAGACAAACTATAATGCCAGACATAAGATTGGTTCTTCCTCGACCTCATGAAGCACAGCAGGTGATAATGGCACAGGCAAGGCGCTATAACGTCCTTGCCTGTGGCTGAGTAGGTCGAAGATTCGGTAAGACAACGCTGGGCGGTAACCTTTTATCTGACCCGGTACTGCAGGACGGCTTGCCTTGCGCGTGGTTCGCGCCTACCTACCGCTTGCTTGAAGAGGCATACGCGGATCATAAGCGTATCTATGCTCCCGTCATCCGGCGAGCTGTACAAAGCCCCGCACCGCGCATCGAGCTTATAACCGGGGCAGCCATCGACTACTGGACTTTAGACGACCCGTCAACCGTAGCCCGTGGAAGAAAGTACAAGCGGGTCATCATCGATGAAGCCGCCATGGCACGGCATCTAGAACAAGCCTGGACTGAAGCCATACGCCCAACGCTAACAGACTTCAAGGGGGATGCTTTCTTTCTCAGCACTCCAAAGGGTAGCAACTACTTTAGAACCCTTTACAACCAAGCCGCTACGGATGCTGACTGGATGTCTTGGCAGATGCCGACCACGGCTAACCCTTGGATTGACCCGGAGGAGGTAGACAAGGCGGGCGAGTCACTGCCGAGCATCGCGTTTAGGCAGGAATATTTGGCCGAGTTCGTGGATGCAGCAGGCGCTCGTATTAAGCGGGAGTGGCTACGGTATGGCGACTGCCCTGAAGGCTTGCCTACCTACATCGGGGTTGACCTTGCGATCAGCACCAAGAGCGAAGCCGACTACACCGGGGTTGCGGTTGTATCCCGTGGTGATGATGGGACGATCTACGTTAGAGACATCAACCGCACCCGCGCAGACTTTGCAGCTGTCCTGCGCTTCATTGAGATGATGGCGGCTAAGTGGAATCCATCTATGATCGGCATCGAGCAGGTGCAGTATCAGGCCGCTGTCGTGCAGGAGCTTCTAAGGCGTACGAAACTTCCTATCCGGGGGATACGCCCAGACCGTGACAAAGTAACCCGCTTTGCCCCTCTGGAAGCCCGGTACGAGCAAAGCCAAGTAATGCACTGCCAAGGGCTACCCGCTTACTTTGAGGATGAGTTGCTATCCTTTCCGGTCGGGCGGCATGATGACGTAGTAGATGCTCTGGCTTACGCTTGGCAGGTATGCGGATCAAAGCGTTCTTGGGGCGCCGTATAAAATATATACACTTATACCCTTGCAAGATATATACCTACAGTGTATATTATTGACATCAAGCAGGGAGATAGATAGATATGAAACTGAAGACCGCAAACAAAGAGATTCGCCAAGTGTTGACTGAAGATGGCGTGGTTGTTGATGTAGCACCGGTTGGTACTTGGCAGTGTGCCGGTGAATGGGCAGAGTCGCTTATCAAGATGAACGCAGACACGGAAACATCTTGGTACTACGAAGGCGCAAGCGAAGACGGCAACGTCAAGACCTACATCGTAAGCGGAGACGTATACCGCTACGAGATGAAAACA